TTGTTTTGCGCGTACAGAACTGTGAAACGAACCAAACCTGCGGTTGTAGCGGCAGAAGCAGTAACAGTCAGTCGAATATCTGCCGTACCTGTATCTTGCCAAGCCAAAGCAGCGCCAGCTTGAGTCGTCGGATACTTGCGACCCGCATCTGTACCACTAGCATAAGTGTTTAGAACGGTTGCAGCACCGCCAACTGTGTCACCAACACTCAAGTTAGTTGTAGTGTTTGCTGCCGTAATAACATCAATCACCAAGTCAATAATTTGAGAATTTGCAGGAATTACAACGTCAGTTACGACTGCCGCTAAAGCACCACCAGATAAATCTGCTGAGAAAGTTTGCGTCATAACAACTTGACCAACGTTTGCAACGTCAGAACCAAGAGTTGTTCCTGTAGTATTTTTAATGGTTCCAGCCTTTATCGGGCCTGAAAAAGTAGTATTACCCATGTCTATCTCCTGTCTGGGTTAAGTCAGCCACGGGATGTGACTGTCAGGGATAACCCAACAATACAACAAAGCAGAACAAAAAGAAAGAGGCGATCCGAAGACCGCCTCTGACTCAACTGAAAGATCAGTTTATTACGCTCCGGGCGAACCGAATACAGCGCGTGGATCGGAATAGCCGAAGCTATAACGCTCACGAGCTTTAAAGCGCATGTTGCCTGTGTCGAAGTCGGCTTCCATGTTTGTGCGCATAGGTGAACGCTCAAAGTGCTTGAAGCCGTTAGGCGCGTCAGTTTTGATGAAGAACGCATCTGGGTCTGTCAAGAAGTGGTTAACAGTGTAACCCTCTGGAAGCATACCCATGTTGCGAATTGCGTTTACATCATTATCTGCTGTGCCAACACGCAATGTTGATTCCAACAAACGATCTGCAACGAATTGCAGTTGTGGTGGAATAACCATTTTAGTGCCGCGCAGAGCAATAATCATGTTACGCTCATCTACGAAGGTCGAGATGTCAATCAACGCATTTTCCAACGAAGTTTCGTTGAGATCAGCCGCTGTTGCTGGCTCGTTGCGGAAAGTACCGCCACCTGAAAGCGGGTGAGCAGTTGAGCAAAGCTCAACGCCGTCACCGCCAGCGAAGTTAGCATTAAACGCGTTGTTCAATACTGCTGCCGCTTTAACCTGCTTAGTGTGTGCCATAGAACGCGCAAGCGCCTTCGTATAGCGAGCACCAAGACGGTCATACAAGTTGTCTTCGATTGCTTCTTCGGTCAACGCGAATGCAAGCGCAACTGTCTCGTGTGAGTAACGAGCAGTGTATGCTTCATTGGCATTGTCGAACTCGACGCCAGAACCTTCGGATTTTGTGGGAGCATTCCCAAATCCGACGAGCATGACCTCTTCTTCAAACGCACGGTCTGAAGATTCTGTGTCAAAGATTTCAGCATGTTCGCCTTCGTAGCGATCATACTCCATGCCGAACAGAGCGTTGAGGCCCGGTTCTAGCTCTTTGACGAGTTGTGAACGTGAAATAGCCATAACTCAGTCTCCTTATGCCAGACCCGCAGTGCCAGCACTGAACAGGTGGTTGTTGATTTTTACGATCACGTTAGTGTTCGCGGCGGAAACATCGCTATTCTCAGGGTCTTGAGAAATGTCGATTGCTTTGAGTGGCAAACCAGCGGTTGTAGCACCAGTTGTGACATCAATCTCAGTGCGAGAATTGCCACTTACTGTGCTACCTGCCGTTGCGTCCACGATGTCGAAGTTACCAAACAAGTCAGCTACAGGGAATGCAGCGTCTGCTTGGATTTCGAAAGTCGCGGCTGGATCATCAATGACATTTGCGAAAATGTCTGTACCAGTTGCGTCAGCAGGCCAGTAGTTTGAGTAGACGATGTTGCCATTTGGGTCTACATACGAACAGCCGTTAAAAACACCCAAAATTAGTGCAGTACCGCCAGCAGGAGCACGAGTAATTGTTCCAGTAGTAGCAACTATAACTAAGTCACCTTGGAAAATACCTGTGTTGTACCCGGAGGCAATACGATACCGATTTTGCCGCTGTGAGCTAGTGCTCGTGCGGACAGGGCGAAGGCCGAAAGGTGCGTCTTGATTAGACATCTTTACTCTCCTTCAGAGTTCCCGCGTCCTTTTTGTCCGAAAGACACGGAAGATTTACGTTGAGGATTTAGTTTAGGCATGGCTGGGTTGTTTTCACGCATCCAGTCACGATCCACTGCGTCCAATTGATTTTTTGAAACACCTTGATAGTGTCTATTCCGCTGTTCGGCCAATTCGTTAGGGATGCGTGCGAGAACAAGTCCACCGACACCAATGATGCCAGCGTTGCGTCCCTCATCTACTACAGGTCCTACATATTCGGGATATTCCTCAGCGCGAACGAGGTCCCAGCCTTCTTGCCGTTTTTTATGAACGTTTGTCTTATCGTCGAATTCCATTACGGATTCGCGTATCCAACGGTGTTTAAAACCGATAGGTGGTTCAGGGGCTTCCAAAGCAGAACCGGGTCGCCATTCTTGTAACCGCTCTGAGCGTTCCCGCGTGTTTGTTTCGCGTGGTGTCCTGTCTGCCATTTTAAGCCCTCCGACTGCTAATTTTTGCGACTTCTTTTGCGTATTTTTCAAGAGGAATTCTCATCTTCTTCGCAAATGCCACTTGACCCGGCGTTAATTCCACCGCTTTCTTCCGCCCTGATTTTACTGACCGTCCACTGGACGCCGGAGCTACAGTCTGAGCGTTGGACCGTTTCCCCGTATTAAATTTCTGAGGCATCTCTTTCCGCATACGAGAGTCGATTTCTTTGTAGTAATCGTCTGACGTTGGGTCGAAGTCCTGCTCCAGAACAAGTTCTTCATGAATGGCTTGGGCGGCGCGTGTCATTACACGGTCACTACCGAACCAAGAGTTCTTTTCAAGCCAACCGTCTAACTTAGGATCACGCTGTTGAGGCGGAGCTTGACGTACAGGCTGTTGCTGTTGCGGCTGTTGTTGCTGCTGTTGCTGCTGTTGCTGTGGTGCTTGCTGTTGGCGTTGAAGTTTTATTTTCTGAACGCGCACTTTTTCTTTAGCAACGGCGATCTGAGACAACGCTTGCTGCGCTTTTGCAGCTTTCTCGTAATCTCCAGCTTCACTAGCCTCAGTATAGGCGCGAGTAGCTTGAACTTCTTGAGCCTTCAAACGGTTTTCAGTTTCAGAATTAAAACCAACGCTCATTTGCTGCAAACGCTGCTTCATCTGCGCGTTTTCTTGCTGAACGGTTTGAGCATACTGAACAGCCGCTTGAGCTTCTTCAGACGCAGCTTTTCGTTTTGCTGTTAACTGGTTGATTCGACGCTGAACAGACTCGCTATAGTTTTCGAGTTCGTCATCGCCTTCAGATTTTTTACGAACATTTGTTCGGGTTTCTTCTTCGTCACCATCGGACGAGGAAACCTCATATTCATCATTGCTGTCATCGTCTTCGACTTCAACAGATGCGCCATTTTCAAAATCTTCGTCTTCACGAATATCTTCAGACATAGCCATTTTCCTTGTTCTCCCTTGTCTTATACATATGAAATGTCTTTGGGGTCAAGAATTGTGGCGATAATATTATCGTCATTTATGATTCTAACCTCAAGACCTTCCACTTTGAACCTATTTCCACTATATCTTCCTATAAGAACCCAATCTTTCTCATTACACCAAGGACCATTTGGGAACTTTTGGGAGTCAGCATAGGCGTCTGGGCCTAGCTTCACGACATAAGCAGCTACCGTAGCAAAAGACTCACGCTCGCGAACGGCGTCAGGGACAATAATGCCCCCCTTGGTCTTTTCGCTTGGGTAGTAAGGGATGATAAGAACACGGTAGCCTGTAGGCTGCGGCAGTCTCTCAAGTGATGATGATTCCATCTTTGACGGATCATCTGCGTTTTTGTTTTCTCCACTTTTGCCAAAAGCGTTCTCAATAGGTTTTGGCAGCATTGTGTCGCCTTTTATAGCCTTTTTCGCTGCTTTTGCAACATGATCAGGCACAAATAACTTGCTAGTCATCTTCGTATTCCAAGCCTTTCATCGCGGTTTTAATTTCGTCTTCGACGTAGGCCATCCCGCGTATTTCACCTACAACGTACCGATACTCCTCAAAGGTCTGTATCGAACTATCCGCGAGCCTGTCCTTCAGACGGGCATCACGCTCCCTTATGCTTTTCAGCAAATAATCTACTAAGT